GTTCAACAATATCCGGTCCCGCGATATGCGTTCGGCAGCCGCCAGTTCTTCCGCTGTCGGTCCAGGCGCGGCGACAAGTGTCGGGAAGCCCTTGCCATCACTTGTCAGAACAGTGCCGCCTTTTGCGAGTGCCCGAAAGATAGCGTCGTGGTCATCCTGCGATATTTGCACGAGCTCATTTTCTGGAGGAAGAAGACACGCGGGATTCTGAACAGCAACCAAAGGAGCGGTTGCAGAGCCTTCATTTTGATCTTTTGGCGGGGCCCAGTCGGGGTCTGGCACCTGGATAGTGCGGGTGCTGTGCAGGACGTCATTGAAAAAGGCATTTTGTTTCGCACTGTAAAATATGTTCACTGACTAAAACCCCCTGGCTGTAACAATGACCACCAAGCCATCCTGGCCGACTCCGGCCCACTCCTCCATTCGCAAAGTGCACCCCGTTTGAGTGCCAGCTGAATAGACGGCCTGTCCACAAAAATTCCCTGAGCTAGAGGCCTGACGAAAGCTGATGACGGCGTGGAGGAACTGCGTTGGAAACTGAAAGGGCCAAGTAATGTTGATGAGTCTTCCATGCTGGAAGTCATTAACGGGCACCTCTATCCACTGGACTATTTCACCGGTGTCTGCGTTCTTGCTCCAGCCTGCTGGGCCAAGGGACGCCGTATCACGTGGACGATTGCCGGAGTGCCAGATCGTATGGGCCACGCTCCCCATACTCCAGCCGCCAACTTTGAGCTGATTGTCGGTGTCTAGGCCAAAATTGACTCCAAAGCTCCCTGGCCGATGAAAGCTGAGCACTGCGGCAGCGGTAGCATTTGCGCGAGCTTCAAACCCGCCAGCACTGCTGCTGGTGCCAGCAATCGTACCCGTGGTGGCACTCGTGCATGTGAGGCTTTCTCCAGGGTTCAACACCTGGCCTTTCTTGATGTAGTCAGCAAGCCCGCTATTCAGTTCGGTCTTGGTCGCGCCATCAGTAATGCCGTAACCGCCAAGGGTCGTCGCCTTGTTCGCTTTCGACGCCAGGGCATTGGTCATGGTTGTAGCGAAGTTCGGGTCGTTGCCCAACGCATCCGCAAGCTCTTTTAACGTGTCGAGTGCGCCGGGCGACGCTGCGACCAGCGCGGCCACCGCTTGATTGATCGCCGCTGACGTTTCCGGCTTGGTGAAAGCATCGGTGATGCCATAGCCAGCCAGCGTGGTCGGGTTAGCACCACTGACAACAATGCCGCGCTTGTCGATGGTCACCTGCCGGTAAGTGCCGGGGATCTTACTTGCCGGCAGCGCCGCGGCCAGCGATTCGTCGACGTATTGCCGGGTCGCCAGCACTACCGCCGGATCAATCTTGAGCACGATCTGGGCAGTATTCGACACAACAAAGTTCATGCGAATGATCTGGGTCTTGCCGGTGCCCTGGGCCAACAGAGGCTTGAAGCTCGGGGCGCAATTGGCCACCGCCACGAGATCGCCGTCTGCATCGAAAAGACCGATCTCACGAATCCAGCGCCCGCCCACATCGGACGGGATCACCTGCTCGGTGATGATGATGTTCGGGTTCGCCGGGTCAGTGCGTACCTGATTGACCGGGGCCCGGCGCCATTCGTTGATCAGCTTGGTCTGGGTCCGGTTCGGGATGGGGTCGGTGCCGTTGGCATCCCCTACCACCATCTCCTTGAAAGTCCAGGGCACACCGAGCGCCGTAGCGTTGGCTTGTTTCGCCTCGCCTACCGCCGTGAGGATGGCGAAGAACTGACTATTGGAATCGATCATGGGTACACGTCCAGGGTGTCTATTTCATCAATGCACACGACCTGGCCATAACGGCCGGTCACTTCAATATCGCGGGGTGTCGGGGGGTAAACGTCGATCACCTCGCCCTGGTCCACATAGGCGCCGTAGCCGATCACCCCGGAGGTTTCCAGGCTGATGGCCAGGCCCGTCATATGACGACTGATGGGCTTAGCGTCGTCGATTAAGCGCGTGAGTTCGGCATACATCTCTTCGGTGATGCCGGTATCCAGCACGCCGACCTTGAGAGCAAAGGTGGCCGGCTCACCAGTGGGCACCGTCTGCCACCACTCGACCACCTCGATCAGGTAGCCCAGCGGCTCCACCACCCGGCGCAACGCACCGATGGTGCCCTTGCGGGCATGGATGAAGTGGGCCGCCCGGATCGCGTTACGCTTGACCGTCTCGGACCAGCGCGGGTCCCAGCGATCCACCGACCAGGCCCAGGCCAACTGGGGCAGCAGATGCACCGGACAGGTCGCGGGGTTGTACAGGGTGCGCAGCACAATCGAGGTGTCGCCGGCATTCGCAGCCTCAAGGGCCCTTTCCAGCGGCGTGCTGTTAATCGGCAATAGGCTGGTCATGTCAGCCTCCCAGGGTGACGCTGTAGCCGGTGCAGTACGCCGCCTGGGCCCGCGTCGGGGCAATGTCCTGCCACCCTGGCAACTCAACCCGGGCCACGCCGGCCACATGCAGTTGGGCATCAATGGCTGAACGGGCCACCTCGATGCCCAGGCGCCGGCGCGGGTTGACCCAGGCGGCCAGCTTGCGCTCTGCCTCTGCCAGCGCGGCATCACTCTCCGGCCCTGGCCCCTTCATGTGCAGCACCGCGTCAATGCGATACGGCAGCACCTGGGCACTCTGGACTGTGACCCGATCTCCCAGTGGCCTCACATCCTCATCATTGAGGGCTGCCGCGACAGTCGCCAGCAGCTCGGGAGCGGCCGCGCCGTCGCCTTCCAGGCTCAGCACCGTGACCGTCACACAGGCCGGCGACGGGCTTTCGGCCTCGGCATCCGCCACCAGGGCCGAGGCATTGCGCGCATGTAGGATGTAGCTATTGCGCGGCCCGGCAGTGGTCAGTCCTTCATAGGCCAACTGGACACGCTCGCGCAGTGCGTCGTCGGACTCCTTGACCTCCTCCACCGGTGGCACTGCCTGCGGATCTCCGGGCTGGACCACCAGGCGCTGTAAGTTGACGTTGGCCGCCAGGTGATCCAAGTCCGTGCCCTTGGCGTGGGCCAACAACAGCGCCTTGGCCGCGTCGTTGACTCGGGCCCGCAGTTGCATATCCCCGTAAGCCGACAGCTCCAGCTGCTTGGTGACCGGGTCGCTCTCCAAGTCTGCAGTCCAGTTTTCGCCCATGTGCCGGCGAAAGGTTGCCAGCTTGGCCTGGTACAACGCTTCAAAGTCCAGGGCTTCCAGCACCTGCGGCGCCGGCAGTACCGACAAGTCCAGCATGCTCATGCCGTCACCTCCAAAACCGCGTTATTGCCCAGGTACTGGCCGACCAACTCGAAGCTGATCTGGCCACCCACCACCGCTACCACCCGTACCCGCTCCAGCTTCAGGCGTGGCTCCCAGCGCAATAGCGCCCGAGCCACCTCAGCCTGAACCGCGCTTTTCCAACCGCCGGTCACCGGCAAGTCGACATAGCGGCGCAGGTTACTGCCGTACTCCGGCCGCATCCGACGGCTGCCCAGCGGCGTGGTCAGGATGTCCTCGATGGACTGCCGCACATGCTCGATGCCCGACAGCGGCTGGCCGGTGCGGCGATCCATTCCGATCATCGCGTTACTCCTGCTGCAGATCCGGGTGCTTGCTCAGGTACTCCAGCGCGGCGCTGTCGCCAGCGTCAGCGGATACCTGTCCCTGGACCACGGCCAACTGGCGGCCGTCCGGCAGGATCAACACCCGGGAGGTGTAAAGCGTGTCGCGGAACACTGTAGGGCTGGCTCCGGCGGCTTCAGCAGGTAGCTTCTTGGGGGTGGACATACATTCCTCCAGGTACAAAAAAGCCGCTCTGGGCGGCTGGGTGTGAGTGACGGTCGCAGGGGTATCACTGCGGCGGTGCAGTTGAGGCAGGCCCAGGCAGCACGCCCAGGTGGGTATGGGTCGACCCGACGTTCACCCCGTTGTGCTTCAAGCTCGCGCCGTTGATTAGCACTTCGCCATTCAAGGTGATTTGCCCGGACAGCGTAATGGTATCGGCCTTGCCGGTAATGGCGCTGTCAGTCACCACCGCCGAGCTGCCACCGACCTGAATGGTCACCGTGCCGCTGGGCAGGTTGATGCTGTAGCTTTTGGCCTGCCAGTCGTAAACCAGCGAGCCGCCGTCGTCGAAGCGCCAAACCTCGACGTGGTCGCGGTTGTCAGGCTGGGGACCGGCATTGCCATACAGGCCAGGCACGAAGGTGCCTTGTGCTGGCTCGCCACTGGGGCTGATCAAAGCCCCCTGCTCACCCAGGCTCGGCGCCCGCCAGTGCCGGGCCTTGCCGGCGGCCTGGCTGTGCCAGCGCACCCAGGCGCTGGTCCAGCCCGCACCATCAGAAACCCGCACCGTCCCGCCGGCGAGATCTACACCGACCACACTGCACGGGATGATCAGGCCGGCCAGCATACGGTCGTGTTGTGCGCTGACGTAGCTCACGACAACTCCTCGGGCCGGACATCACCGACACCCTCGCCCAGATTAAACACCAACGTGCCCGGCGGCTGATCCGGCCACGGCCATTCCTCTTTGCCGAGGTAGATTCCCTGGGTCCATTCCACAACCCAGACTACATAGGTGTCCAGCTCGGGCCGCGTCCAGTCCTGGGCGGCCCGTACAAACACCGCAGGGTCCACCTCAACGCCCCACGTCTGCATACGCAACAGCACTGCAATCTGCGAAGCGGCAAAGGCGGCTTGCTGCTGGGGCTGTTCCTGCTCAGCCCCCACGATCACCCGCGCCTCAAAGCGAGCATCAAGTACGGTTTCACCGGTAAGCTGATCTTGACCCGGCTCCAGCTCCACCAACTCGATCACCACCGCCGGGATAGCCACAGACTCCTTGAACAGGTCAGGCATGGTCGCCACGTAAGCCAAGTCGGGGATGGCATCGCGGATATGCTGCTCTATCGCGCCGTATAACTGCTCCAGGCTGAAAGGTTCATCAGACACGTTTGCCACCTCGCAGGTACTTCTGCAGCTCAAAGTTCAGTTCTTGCTCAAGGATCGCCAGCAAGCGCTCGTCAGCACGCCTGACCCACTCCTCGAACGTCGGCCGCACGTCATCCAGTGACACCTTAGCCTTGGCCAGGGGAAAGCGGTCATCCTGCTCAGACACCCAACCCGACCCCGAGCCAACACCAGACACCTGACTCTCGGGGTAGTCCTTCGAGTTGAAATGCTGGCTGCTGGTCCGAATCCAGATGTCGGCCTGATTGCCATAGACCTTCTTGAAAAAGGCTCCCTGATAGCGCCGCCCCACGACCGACACACCCGACCGGCTCTGGCGGGGCCGACCGATCCGGCTCGACTCAATCGGGTTGATGCCGAACCAGAGCCTGCCCTGCCCGTTGCTGTTGACGGTGTACGCCCGCAACCGTTGACGTACAGCCCCAACCGCAATGCGCTCCTTGCTGCTGACAGCGCGGGCGATGTAAGTCCGAAGCCAACGCAAGGTCTTGTTAATCGCCCGGCGCTGGGCCGCAGCTGCGGCCTTGGGTACCACTGCAGCAAAGTCCTTGAACGCCTGCATATCGACGGCCGAAGGTTGCAGCGTGATCATGCCGTCGCTGGATGATTGTCTGACGTAACTGCCAATGCTCATGCCTTAGCCCTCAGTACCAGCGCCACCCATCCAGTCCCGCCCGGCTCCAACCGGACAAGGTCATAGCTCCCGCCGCCATCCTGGGCCGGGAGGTCTATGGAGACGTGCCGGCCCGGGGTGATGCCTGCTGCATCGCTGACGCGGATCTCAAAACGAGGCTCCCGAAGGCCCGTATTAATCCTCCCGAGTTTGGGCTGTAACCAGGGCGCAGCGAGAAAGCCAGGGATCGGCCTGTCGATGCCCTCGATTACCGCTTCATCGCCTAGGACATCCAGCAGGCGCGCATCCATCACTGCCACTTGGTCACGGAACGACATGATTAGTCGTCCTCGCCCTGGGCAGCGTCGAGCTTGCCGCGCTTGGTGATCTTGCCCTCCTCAAGCAGCAGATCCCGAACCTCGGTGCTAGGGGGCACATAGACCTCGCCTGCCCTTACAACCTCGGCGCCGTCCTGAATGCAGCCGTCCACCACCACGTATTCAACTTTCGCGGCCATGTCACACCACCTTGGCG